GCACCAACACCCGCACCAACATCGGCACCCATAGCTGGCCCATCCGTGGTCCCGGTCAGGGACGTCCTGATCACGGGATGGAACCCCCGAAAGAGGTTCGACGAGGAGGCCCTCAGGGAGCTCGCCGCGAGCATCGAGGCGATCGGCCTCCTGGAGCCGGTGCTCGTCCGGCCGAAGGGCTCGAAGTACGAGCTCGTGGTCGGGGAGAGGAGGCTGCGCGCCTTCCGCCTGCTCAAGCGCGAGCTCATCCCCGCGGTCGTCCGCGAGATGAGCGACGAGGAGGTCCTCGACGCGATGCTCGCCGAGAACGTCTGCCGTGAGGACCTCGACCCGATCGAGGAGGCTAATGCCCTCAAGCGCGCCCTCGAGGTAAGCAAATTATCGCAGGCGGAGTTCGGCCGGAGGGTGGGCCGCTTCGGCAAGAGCCAGGAGTGGGTGGCGCAACGCATCAAACTGACCGAGGCCCCCCCCGAATTGCAGGAGGAGATTATCCGACGTCGGATAAAACCGAGCGCGGTGGTCGAAATCCTACAGCAGAAGGGCAACAACAACTACCAGTCGACGCTGGATGCCGTCCTGAAGCTCGCTAAAGTGCAAGGCGAGGTCACGGTCCGGGAGGTCCGTGAGATCATCAGGACGTACCGCCCGGCGCCGAAGCCGGTCGTCGACGTCGAGCGGCTCAGGCAAGGGACGGAGTTCATGGAGCCGGACGTGATCGAGATTCCCGAGGAGAAGCCTCAAGTAGAAGAGCCTGAGGACCTTCCCGAAGAAAGGAAGGCATCTCCCGAAGTCGAGAAGGAGCCCGCGTCGGAGGACGAGCCCGACCCGGACGACCCCGGCATCGACCGCAGCGAGCGCCGCGTGATCACGCGCGAGCAGTTCGAGGAGACGAGCACGACATGGGATGACCTCAAGGAGCCCGCGCCCCGTCCTTGGAGGGACGTCAAGGCTCGCTACGGGCAGATGCCGTCGAGCAACACGGCGAAGCGCGAGCTGCTCGAATGGGCGTTCCCTTGGCTGAAGGAGGGGGGAGCGTGACCGTCGACCATGGCCTCTGCCTCAATTCGAGCTGCATCCATCATCGGAGACGGGGCACGAGGGAATGGTGCGGGAAGCCTGACTGCTATCCAGACATCGAACGGACCAACGGATGCGGAGGCGGGAGATGCAGGAGCTTCCGGCCGAGATCGAACAAAGGCATGCAGAGAGTGCTGGAGGTGGACCTGTGACTGCCACCCCAGAGCATCGGGCCCGCTACAAGGCGCACGTCAGGGAGTGCTACGGCTGGCTCCGTCGGTATCTCTGCTGCGCGGACTGCGGGCGCAGGGAGCCTGAGGTCAAGCTCGAGTTCCACCACGACGACCCGGACGAGAAGGATTTGGACATCAGCACGCTCGTCACTAGGGCGCACTCGGTGCAGCGCATCATGCGGGAGGTCCTCAAGACGAGGCCGCTCTGCCAGGAGTGCCACGCCAGGGCGGAGGGGAGGGCCTCCCCCGCCGAGCTCCGGAGGGCGAAGGCCGCCGAGGGGGTCGAGACCGATGGCTGACTCCATCTCCTTCTTCGTCGCCGGAATCCCCCAGCCCAAGGGGAGCACCAGGGCGTTCGTCGTTAAGGGCCACGCGGTCACGACGAGCAGCAGCAGGAACCTGAAGGCCTGGGAGCTCAGGATCGCGCACGAGGCGCAGGCGGCCGTCCCGGAGGGCTTCTGCGACGGGGAGTCGACCTATGAGGTGGCCTGCTCCTTCTACTTCGCCAAACCGAAGGGGCACGCCAAGCGTTATGTTTACTGGCACACGAAGCGCCCGGACGTCGACAAGCTGCTGAGAGCGGTCCTGGACGGATTAACGAAAATCTGCTGGAATGACGATGCACAAGTGTCGGTGGTCTTCGCATCCAAGCACTACTCCGAAGAGGAGCGCCTGGGCGCGAAGGTGACGGTCAACAAATACCCAGGGAGGTCTCCGAGATGAGCGTCCTTCAAGTCGGTGGCCTGCAGCGCTACTACTCGCTCATGTGCAGGCGCAGCCGGACCAAGCGCACCTCCTGCTACCTGGAGTGCAACGGCCTCATCATCGCGCCGGACGGGCGCTACGCCTGCAGGTACGGCAAGGGCATCACGCCCGGAGAGGCGCTCGCGGAGGGGCGGATATGATAGGCCACGACGACGACAGCGGCGGCCCCTTCCTGCGGACGGCGGCGCAGAGGGCGATGCACGGCGCCATCCTGGTCATCGTCGTGCTGGGGACCTGGCTCCTGACCTGCCTCGCCCTGCTCTTCGCTCTGGGGGCGTTCCGATGACCGAGGTGCGATGCGCGTCCTCGGTGCGCTGCCAGTTCAGAGGGGGCGGCGGCATATGCAAGGCCAGCGTCATCGCCATCGTGGGGCATGACGCGCGCTGCTCCGTCGCCCAGGAGACCCTGCTGCACGAGCACGAGGAGCGCCTGAGGGCCGTGCGGGAGCGCGAGTCGAAAGGGGTCAAGGTGCTGGACGTCTACCACCTCAAGGACCCCGACCGCGACGAGGACGACGAGGACGAGCGGCCGCTGGGGGCGAACTGATGAGAGCATGCTCGCGGTGCGGCTCCGAGCTCAGCCTGGTGCGCGACGAGAACAGGGCGGGCACGAGGAGGATCATGGGCAAGGTCACCGTTCGCGTCGCGCAGAGGCGCTGGCGCTGCAACGTGTGCGGCGAGTGGAGGCCGCTGCACGGAGGCCTCAACGTGCGCAAGGGGGACGAGTGATGTGCCTGCCGCTCCTGGCGTGGCTCGACCAGTGGGCCCTCGCAGGGTATCCGGCCGGCTACGCCTTGGCCTGCGCGGCCATCCATTCCGCGTTCTCGGCCTCGGCGTTCTCGTCTACGTGGTATCTGAGCTTGACCATGTTCTATTCGGAACGAGGCAATGGCACGCTGCTGGAGCTTGGTGCGCTGTCGCTCTCGGCATGTGCGGCCTTGCTCTCGCACTATATAGTCGACGCGTGGGGGGCGTTCTAGATGGTCGGTAGGCCGGTCTACGCGCGACGAGGAAAAAGGAGATGAAAGTATGTTAAGAGTGGATGGGACTAGATTCATGGACGGGACCGCCGAGGTGCGGCTGTGCGGAGTAGACGACACGACTGTGCTCGGGTACGCGCGCGACTTCAAGGGCCAGGGGAGGAACCACAACTTCCCCGCCTACGTCGGCGACGAGAACACGAGGCTGGCGGCCTCAAGCGACCGCGAGTTTTGGTGGAAATACTTCCAGATCATGCGCTCATTGGGCATGAACTGCGTGCGCCTCAACGGAGGGGGGCAGTGGTGCCATGAGCAGCTGATAAACTGGCTGGAGGATGACGAGGGAGGGCTCCGGCGCTATCTCCTCGACATGCTCGATATGGCCGAGGCCTCGGGGTGCTACGTCGTCCTCTGCATCCTCGGCTCGGAGTACGACGTCACCCTGAGCACCAAGCTGACCGACTCCGTCCTCGTCCCCGACTCGCCCGAGTACGCGAGGCAGACGGCCTTCGCCAAGTGGCTGATGAGGACCTGCGCCGGGCATCCTGGGCTGGGGCTCTGGGAGGGCATGAACGAACCCGACTCGAACGCCTACGCCGCCTGGTGGAAGGCCAAGTATCCGACCGACTACCGCGCCAAGTTCAAGGCCTGGCAGGAGCGCCTGGTCGTCGACCTGATCACGTTCGACCACTCGCACCCGATCGGCATGGGGCTGGCGCTCCAGGGCAGCCCGCTATGCAACTGGTCGTCGTCGCAATGGGCAGCCTGCACGCCCTCGAACGCCGATTTCTGGAGCGCGCACCGCTACGGCACCGTGAAGGAGGACGACACTCAGCTCTATTGGGTCAAGGACCCGGTGGCCTGGGCCAAGGCGAGCGGCAGGCCCATGCTCTACGGTGAGGTAGGCAAGAACGACGTCGCTCCCGAGCATTATTGGGCCTGGGTCGATTCGGTCGCGAGGGCGAACGGCATCAGCCTCTGCTGGATGTCGCTGGGCACCATGCCAGGGTATCCGGTCGCGCAGGCCCTCATCGATGCCTTGCCGCCGATGCCCCCGGCCCCGGGGGCGCCCGTCGTGCAGCATGTCCGCGTCAAGGTACCCGTCTTCGAGCTGCAACTGCCTCAGATAGTCATCCCCGCCCAGCAGGTCGTCAGGACGCTGGTCGTGAACGGCATGGACATCGACCTCACGGCCACGCTCCCAGAGCGGACCGTGCCGGCCGGCAAGGTGCTCGTGGATATCCCCGAGTTCGATGTCGAGGTCCGATGACTGCCCTCGAGAGGTATGCGCTGGAGCTGGACGAGGCCGTCGCCCCCTACGAGCGGAGATCCATGCCGATGGACGACGGCTATTTCGCCCTGCTCTGGGAGATGGGGAGGATTGGATGAGCCCGCGGATCGCCGTTTGCTGCGCCGAGATGGGGAAGCACGTGGAGTACGGCTCGTTCTTCATCCGCGGCGCCGAGGTCTCACACTGCCCCTTCTGCGGGCGAAAGCTTGGGGTGGTATACTGAGGAGGAAGCACCCCCGCATACGATTGGCCGCGCCGGAGGAATGCCAGGACGGCGACCTGGAGTACGGGGCGCTCTACGACCCGCTGGAGAACGAGATCGCCCTGACCCCTCACTGCACCGAGGACATCGCCGTGCGCCTGCTCGTGCACGAGGTGGCCCATTGGTCGCAGACGCTGGGGATGACCAAGAGGGAGATAGAGATAGAGGCCGGGCTGTACGACGCCAATCTCAAGAAGCTTGGCGCGCAGGCCTGGCTGGACTACAGCATCATCGAGCGCATGGCCTCCTGGGTGGAGGAGTGCGTCGAGGAGACGACATGACCAAGCGGAAGAGCGGATACAGGGAGCCGAGCGTGGCCGAATACTGGCTGTGCCTCGGGGACATGCACGTTGGCAGCGAGGTGGCGCCGATGCCCAGGAAGGTGAGCGTCACCCTCGTCAACGGGGACAGGAGGACTATCGAGCCGAACGAGGCGCAGATGAAATTGAACGCCGTCTGGGAAGGGATGGCCGCCAACCTCCCCCCGCTGACCGGCGTCATCGTCAACGGCGACTCGTGCGACGGCAACAACCGGAAGGGAGGGGGGCGGGGGACGTGGACGAACGACCTGCGCATCCAGGCGCAGGCCTGCGCCGACCTCCTGAGGCAGGTGCAGCGCAGGATGAGGAGCCCGGAGAACATCTACTTCTCGCTGGGCAGCGAGTACCATGTCGTCGACGACCGCCCCCTGGACCAGTACGTATGCGACCTCGTCGGGGGGCATTACTCGCAGGAGCTCCTCATCCCCATGCTCAGGGGCGAGTTCCGCGTGCACGCGCACCACTACATAAGCGGCTCGCTCGGCAACTGGACGTACCTCCCGACCGCGCCCGCCAGGGACCACATGCTCATGGAGCTCTACTCCGACCCGCTGGAGTACGGCGAGGTCAATTGGGAGTTCAGGTCGCATCGGCACATCTACACGAGCGTGCGCTTCGGCGCGCACTCGGGCGTGACGGTGCTCCCCGGATGGCAGGGCAAGACCGAGTTCGCGGTGAGGAAGGGCATCGTGAGCGTGCCGAAGATAGGCTGGTGCATCCTCAAGCTCTACGAGGATGGGACGGCGGCGGTCGTGCCCTACCTCACGAGGGTGCTGCAGCCGTGCAGGGTCGCGCCGGTGAGCTACGAGGGGGCTGAAGGATGAGGAAGCGCGTCTACATCGCCGGGCCCTATTCAGCGGACAACGTCATGGACGTGCTCAGGAACATCGCGCAGGGCGTCGAGGTCGCGGCGCGCCTCCTCGACCTGGGCTTCGCCCCCTATTGCTCCTGGCTCGACTTCCAGCTCGTCCTAGAGAGGCCGATGATACCGAAATCGGCCTACTACGAGCTCTCGCTCGCATGGCTGACCGTGTCGGACGCGGTGCTGCTCGTCGGCGATTGGCAGAGGAGCGTCGGCGTCGCGCAGGAGCTCGAATGGGCGGCGAGGCTCGGCATCCCCGTGTTCGACTCGCTGGACGCGCTCATGGCATGGGAGAAGGGGGCGAGGGCATGAGATACAAGGAGAAGGAGGTCGTCATCCCCGAGCTGGAGGGCCTCGTCGGCAAGCGCTCGAAGTACCCATGGTCCGAGGAAGACCTCGATATACTCTGGAAGTATTACGGGAGCGTCGAGGCCAAGGAACTCGCCAAGATATTCACCGACCGCGGCACCACCCGCACCGTGGCCGCCGTGCACAGGGAGGCGGGCCTCCTCAATATCGGGATGAAGGATTCCAAAGAGCGCTATACAGGGAAGAAGAGGAGGAAGTAGATGTCCATCCGCGACAGGATACTGCTGCACCTCCTCGAGCACCCGGTCCGCTCCGATGCCTACGCCCCCGACGAGTGCACCCGGAGGGGAGTCGTGCAGGCGGTGGACGCGTCGAAGGCCTATGCCTACACACAGATATCGCACCTCCAGGCCGAGGGGCTCATCGACGCGAGGAAGGCGCGCGTCAGGGGGCGGCGGAATCGCACCGAGGTGCTCATGCTGACGGAGAAGGGCGCGAGGCGGGCGGGAGGGCTGAGATGATCTGCCGCTCCCTCTCCGCCTGCCCCCTCGGTGACATCGGGGACCGGGCCTGCCGCCGGGAGGGATGCCCCCCTCACGTCACCGAGAGCGAGGGGTATCGTGCGTACACGGAGCGTCTCATGCCGAGGGCGCAACAATATCTCACTTTTCACGCAATTCGTGCAACAACGTAGGTAATGCGCCCAGGCGAATCCCCTAGTGGATGGGGACGAAGCGCAAGGGCGGCCGCCCTAGCAAGCTCACCCCCGAGCTGCAGGAGCGCATCATCGAGTGCATACGCAGGGGGGCGTTCATCGAGCGCGCCTGCCAGCTCGTGGGCGTCGGCGAGCGGACCTATCACGGCTGGATCGAGCGCGGCGAGAAGGACGCCGCCGCCGGGCGCGACACCCCGTTTTCGCAGTTCATGCAGGCTGCGACGCAGGCGCGCGCGCAGGTCCAGCAGGTATGCATCGAGTACCTCCTCAACAACAAGGACCCGGAGAAGCTCAACGAGAACATGAAGTGGTTCCTCGAGCGCTCCTTCTTCGCCGAGTATGGCCGCAAGTCGTTCTCGATGTCCTCGAAGATCGCTGCGCCCGAGGAGGAAGAGGAGCCCGACAGGGCCCCGAGCCTCGCCGCGCAGAAGGCCGTGCTGCTGCAGCTCGTCGAGGACCATCCCGAGATACGCGAGGAGCTGGCGCAGCGCCTGGAGGCCCTCTCCCCATGAGCCCCCGCATAGCCTCTGATTATGCGACGTCGCATGAACACTTATGTACAATGCCCGCGCGGCCGGGAAGCAAAGCCTCCCCCCATAAGGCGAATCTTCTGAAGGGCGTCCCGGCGCGCGAGCTCCTGCACGCCATCGACCCCGTCCGCTGGGCGAGGGACGAGCTCGGCATAGCGCTCGACGATTGGCAGAAGAGGTACCTCCTCTCGCCGTCGAAGCGCAAGGCGCTCAACTGCTGCCGGCAATCGGGCAAGAGCACCGTCGCCGCGGTCAAGGCGCTGCACCGCGTCATCCACAAGCAGGGCGCGCTCGTAATCCTCATCTCCCCTTCGCTCAGGCAGTCCTCGGAGCTCTTCCGCAAGGTCTCCGATCTCTATGACTCTCTTCCGTCACGGCCGAGGCTCGTCGAGGACAACCGGCTGAGCATGGCGCTGCGAGGTGGCTCCCGCATCGTCTCGCTCCCGTCGTCCGAGGCGACCGTCCGCGGCTACAGTCATGTCGACCTCATCATCGAGGACGAGGCGGCGGCCGTGCCGGACGAGCTGCATGCCGCCGTCCTCCCGATGCTCGCCGTCTCGAACGGGGAGATAGACCTGCTCTCCACCCCCAGGGGCAAGAGCGGCCATTACTTCGAGGCGTGCGAGTCCCTGGAGTGGGAGCATGTCGTCGTCAGGGCGGAGCAGGTGCCGAGGATCTCCAAGGACTTCCTCGAGGACATGAGGCTGCGCCTCGGCTCCCGCATGTACGCCCAGGAGTTCGAGTGCGAGTTCCTCGGCGACCGCATCGGGGCGCTGTGGAGGCTGGAGCTCATCGACGCCTCGCGCGTCGCCAGGGCCCCGCCGCTCAGGCGCGTGGTCGTCGGCGTCGACCCGGCCGTCACCTCGGACGCGGACAGCGACGAGACGGGCATCGTCGTCGCCGGCATCGCGGAGAACGGCCATGTCTACGTCCTCGAGGACGCCTCGCTCAAGGCGAGCCCGTCCGCGTGGGCCATCCGGGCGCTCACCTGCTACGACGCGCACCGGGCCGACCGCATCGTCGGCGAGGTCAACAACGGGGGGGACCTGGTCGAGGCGAACATCCGCACGGTCGGGCCGAGGGCCTCGTTCAAGGCGGTCCACGCCTCGCGGGGCAAGCAGATCCGCGCCGAGCCGGTCGCCGCCCTCTACGAGCAGGGAAAGGTCCACCACGTCGGCGCGCTTCCCGCGCTGGAGTCGCAGATGTGCGGCTGGGTGCCTGGGGAGGGCTCGCCGGACCGCATGGACGCGCTAGTGTGGGCGATCACCGAGCTCGCGCTGGGGGAGCAGGGGCCGGACCCCGGCCGGTGGGAGACCTACTCCGGGAGGGTGCGGCGATGAGCTGCCCCTTCTGCGACCACGGCATCATCCCCGTCGAGGAGGTCGCGGCGGACGGCCTGGGCAACTTCGAGTCATATACTGGCTACGTGACCTGCCAGCACTGCGGGCATATCGAGCTGGAGGCGAGCTGATGCCCTTCGGGGAGATCGGGGAGGAGAAGCGCTTCATGCGCATCTCGCGCCGCAGCCTGTGCGACGAGTGCACCGACCAGGGCGTATGCATCAGCCTGCAGTCGAGGCGCACCGAGTGCGAGCGGTTCCGCCCGAAGGAGATCGTGTTCAACGACTGCCGCGCCTGCGGCCGGGCCTACGAGGTGCACGAGTCCATGAGGAACGACTTCCTCGACGAGTGCCCGGAGTGTGGCGAGAAGCGCAGGCAGAGGAGGCTACTGGCATGACATTGAGGGAGAGGATATTCGGGAAGAGGGCGGAACCCGAGGCGGAGGGCGAGGCGTACGCTATGGCGTCATTCAAGAGCGGCACGGCGCCGGACGTCTTCGACAAGGACCTCGAGGACATGGCGAAGTTCCGCCGCATGTACGTCCAGGGGGGCATCGTCGCCGAGTCAATGGACGCCTATCCCCTGTTCGTGTGGGCCAACGGCTACGCGCTCGAAGGGGAGGAGGGGGCGCCGGCCGAGGCCGTGCAGCTCTTCCTCGACTCGCAGAGCGTCGAGGTGCTCGGCCACCGCATGATCGTGGACGCGCTCGTCGTAGGGAGGGGCATCGCCGAGATCGTGTGGAACCGGGCGCGGAACCAGGTGGTCGGCCTGCAGTACCGCCCCGCCGAGACCTTCCGCCCGCTCAAGGACGCGCGCGGCAACGTCGTGCGCTGGCGGCAGACGGTGAAGCGCGACAACGAGACGGTGAACGTGCTCCTGGAGCCCGACCAAGTGTTCGTCCTCGAGCTGGACATGCACCTGATACGCAGGGCGTACCAGGACATCATCGCCGACGCGGCCATCGCCGACGCCACCGTCGTGAGCATCCAGAGGCATGGGTATTCTCGCTATCACGTCCAGGTGGGCCTCCCCGGCGAACGGGTGCCGCGCGACACGCTCCAGGACCTGGGGAAGGAGTTCGAGGACCTCAAGCCGAACATGGAGTGGGTCACGACCAAGGACGTGAGCATCACGAACATCGACCAGTCCGGCGTGCACCAGGCGCAGCCCTACAGCAATTGGGCGGCGCAGAGGCTGGCGGCCGCGCTGGGCGTCCCCGAGGAGATGCTCGGCCTGGGCCGGGGCAGCACCGAGGCGACCGCCAACGTGCGCCTGGACACCTTCAAGCAGAAGATCGGGAGCATCCAGAGGCGCTTCTCCTCGCAGCTCAACCGCCAGGTGGTCGACCGGCTGACCCAGCGCCCCGGCTCCGTATGGTTCAAGTTCAACGAGGCGAGCATCGACGCCCTGCTGCGCAAGGCCGAGGTCGTCGCCAAGCTCTTCCAGGCGAACCAGGCCGATCCCTACGCCATCATCACCCCGGAGTGGGCGCAGGAGTTCCTCGAGATAGAGGTCGAGGAGGAGGAGGGCGATGCCCCAGAATGAGCACGTCAACGACCCGGTGAACGACCGCGAGCGCTACGTCGTCGGCGTGAACGACGACCCCTTCACGCTCCGCACGCTGCGGGCGGTGCTGCACAAGCTCAACACCGACTCCTCTGGGCGTCTGCGCGTATCCTCGGAGGCGACGGTCCTATCATCCGGCACCGTCACGACCGTGACCAACGTCACGAACCTGGGCAACACCACGGTGGCCGGGATGACCATCGTGGCATATCAGCAGCACATCTCGCGGTGCGGGTGCTTCCGAGACAATCTGGTGGTGAGCTGATGGGGCTGCTATCCCGCCTCAGGGGCAAGGGGGAGGCGCACGATGTTCCAGCGAAAGCGCCCGCCGAGGATGCCGTCGCGGTCATCAGGCAGCAGGAGGTCGAGGCGCTGCGCTCCGTGGCCTCGCTCCCGGAGATGGACCCCGAGGGCAACGACCCGATGGCCTTGGCCGTGCACGCGCGCATCGTGCGCCACTCCGACGGCTTCGGATATGAGGTATGTGTGGGCGGGGTGCCGGCCGTGGTGCAGCGCTACCATCCGCTCAAGGAGGGCGACGCGCCGATGAGCATGGATGAGGCCAGCGAGATGGCGAGGCGGGCGCTCGACGCCTACGGGAGGGAGTAGATGGCCGTCACCAACAACAACAAGCCGACCATAGACCTGCCTCAATGGGAGGTCCTGCAGCCGCTCCCCTCGGCCGCCGCGGTCGGCGTCACCGCCTGCCACGACAAGCGCGGCACCTCGCGCTACATCTACATCCTCATCTCAGCCACCGCGTTCTACCGCTACGATGTCCAGGCCAACTCGTACCAGCAGCTCGCTTCGCCCCCAGGGGGCACGGTCGGCGCGGGCACGTGCATGGCCTACGACCCGGTGAACGATAGGGTCTGGGCGCTGATCACCAGCGGAACGGGAGCGCCGACGTTCCAGTACTACAGCCCCTCGACCAACACCTGGACGTCGAGGAGCGTGACCAACCTCCCGGCGACGTTCGGGACGGACGGATGCCTGTGCTTCCCCTGCGTGACGTACGGCGGCCCGTCGAGCGACATCATCTACCTCATCGGCAACAACGCCACCGCCTTCTACAACTACACCATAAGCACCAACGCCTGGGCGACGGGCACGGCCGTGACCGCTGCGCCAGGGGCCGGGTGCGCCCTGGTGTTCCTGCCGTCCTACTCGGCCACCAAGCTCATCTGCATACGAGGCGGAGCAACGGCCACGGTCTACGAGTACAACATCTCGTCGCCGGGATGGTCCACGCTCACGTTCGTTCCGGCGACCGAGACGTTCACCACCGGGACCATGGTCACCACCAGGTGGGGCACCGACAAGATCATCATTCATCGCAACGCCACGGGCGTGTGCTTTGAAATGGACCTCTCCGCCCTGACCATCACTCCGCTCTGCACCGAGTACCTCCTGGCATTCGGCACGGCGCACGTCGGGGACAGGCTCCTCTACATCATCGAGTCGAACGGCATCGAGTACCTCTACATCGGCCTGCACACGAGCGCCAACATGCTCCGCACGGGGTTGATATTCTGAGGATCTCGGCCGCGCTCCGCAGGGACCCGACGCAGACGAAGCGCTTGGTCAGGGCGTACGAGCGCGAGCTCGTCGGCCTCATCGAGCACGTGCGCGGCGACCTCCGGTTCGCGGTCGAGGCCTCCAAGGAGATGGCCGCGGCCGACGTCCCGGCCGCCATCAACGTCCCCCTCCTCAAGGCCAAGGTCACGGTCATCCTCGACGAGCTCGTGCTCGGCGGGGCGGCAGGCAAGGCGCGCAAGCACGTCCTCACGGTCCAGGCCATGGCCAACATCCGGGCCGACCAGCTCATCAAGCTCGCGGGCGTGACGCCGGCGCAGGGCGCGGCCCCCGCCGATCGCACCTTCGCCGAGCTCCTCCTCGAGCGCAACATCGGCGCGCTGAAGGGGCTGACCGACGACATGGGCAAGGACATCGTCCGCGAGCTCACGGACGGCATGGCGAAGGGGGAGGGCATGGACGACCTTGCCAAGCGCATCGACGCCTCGACCGACGTCGGCATCGACCGAGCGAGGACCATCGCGCGCACCGAGACGCTCTACGCCTACAACGCCACCGCGAGGCAGCGCTACCGGCGCAACGGCATCGAGGAGGAGGAGTGGCTCGCGGCGGCCGACGAGCGCGTGTGCGAGCAGTGCGGGCCATTGGACGGGCAGAGGTTCGCGCTGGGCGAGGGGCCGGACTGCCCCCTGCACCCTAACTGCAGGTGCACGACCATCCCCGTCATCCCGGAGGTGATCTGAGTGGAGAGACCCAAGGGCAAGCTGACGGGCCGGATGCTCAACTTCGAGCTCGCGCCCGACAAGAAGTTCGAGGAGGTCGACGGAGGCCTCCTGATCAGGAATGTGACAATCCTCGACGAGGGCACATGGACCGACAGCTACGCGCAGACGCCATGCCACTACTCCGCGGACGTGCTCCGCGAGCACGCGGCGAACTGGCGCGCGAACGGCTACTGGCTCCGTCATCAGGGAGGATCGCCGCGCTCCATCGACGACAAGGTCGGGGAGGTCCGCAGCCCCCGCTTCGAGGGCAGCGCGGTGATGGGAGACGTATTCCTCCATCTTGCCTCTGGCAAGTCGAGGGACCATGCGGAGATGGTCAAGCGCGGCCTCGCGGACGCCGTGAGCGCCGAGCTCGCCACGCTTGACGAATGGGACGAGTCGACGAAGGTGTTCCATGCCCGGTATATTGAGTTCTCGGGCCTGGCCAGCGTCGACCGCGGGGCATGCGAGACATGCCGGATACGGGGGCACGAGGATGCGCCCTCGGAGAACGAGACTATGGACGCTGCAGAGCTGGACAAGAAGCTCGAGGCTTTCAAGGCCGACCTTTTGGGCGAGATGGGCAAGGAGCTCGACAAGCGCCTCGCCGCGCTCGCCCCGGCCGCGAAGCCCGAGGAGCTGAAGGGGCTCTCCGAGAAGCTGGACGCCGCCCAGAAGGAGCTGGCGGGCTACGCGGAGAGGTTGGAGAAGATCGAGAGCGCCCCCGACCCCAAGACGTTCGAGGGAGAGGGAATGGAGAAGGAGCTGGAGATGCCGGCGAACCTGCCAAACATCACCAAGGGTTCCATCGAGATAGGATGAGGTGAGACGAAAATGGGAGACATAAGTGCATTCCCCACCATCCGCAACGTGCTGGTGAGCGGGGACAACATACAGAGCTACACCGCGGGAGGGACCATCGTCGCTGGCCAGGTCGTGGCCATCCACGGCACTGGCGTGAGCCAGACGGTGCACGCCGCGGTGAAGGGGACGACCGACTCGGTAGTCGGGGTGGCCATCTACGGGGCGACGACTGGCGCCAAGGTGGCCGTCGCCGGTCCGGGGTGCAGGGTCTACTGCGCCAACGCCGATGACACCGCGACATTCGACGCGGGCGACTACCTGGAGGACAACGACAACGCCGTGGGCGGGACCGTCAGCGTCGCCGCGCGCTCCGACGCTGGGGCCGTGGCCGTGCTCAAGTTCTGCGTGGGCGTGTCTGAGGACGACGTCGCCGCAAGCGGCACCGGGATCGTCAGGCTGATATGCGGACCGATCACCAGCGTCAACACGGCCTGAGGTGAACAAGATGCAAGAGATACTCTGGGACAAGATGGGGGCCAAGGGCCGGTTGACCAAGATGCTGGAACTGGCCTTCGACCCCTACAACGCGAGGAAGAAGGAGATTGTGGCGCTCATGCCCAAGGAGATGAGCTACGTGCAGGACGGCCATCAGAAGGCCGTGAAGCGCGAGCTGCTCCTGACCGAGGGCATCGAGAGCGGGCTGATACAGACCGCCGTGGCCGACGTGGTCGTGGAGGGCTCCAGCCCTGCGCGCTGCTGGATGGACATCCTGCCAGTGCGCAAGATCAAGGGCAACGCCTATGTGTGGAACTACGGGCAGGCCGGCGCCTACGCCGGGACCATCGCCGAGGCCGCGGAGATCCCGAACATGTCGCAGGACTACACCAGCTCGACGTTCGCATCGGTGAAGTACGGCAGAAGCCCCAAGGTCTCCAATGAGATGGTCGAGGACGGCATGGTCGATGCCATCGCCGAGGAGATCGCCTACGCATCCAAGTGCGTGATGCTGGGCTTCGAGCAGGCGTGCAACAACACCATGCTCGAGGGCTCTGGCGATGAGTGGGACACCACCACCACCGCCGGGTCGCTGGGCGTGAAGGCCGCTATCAAGGCCATGGCGCAGGCCGTCGGCTCCGGGTTCAGCCCCGACGCGGTCATCATGCACCCCGGCTTCTTGGGCTTCATCCTGCAGGACCTCAACGCCCCCAACCCCTCTCTGATCGGCAACGGCCGCATCCCGGACGGGTACATGGGCATGAAGTGGAGGACCTGCGGCGTCGCCGACGTGGCCGGCGGCACCTACACCTGGGGCAGCGGGACGGACTCCTACATCATGGGCATGGTCGTCGACTCGAAGCGCGCCGGGGGCATCGTGCTCTCGCGCGGGCTGACCATCAAGGACTACGACGACCCGGTCCATGACCTCCAGGGGATGACCATCACCCTGCGCGGCGACTGCAATGCCTTCGTCTCGACCGCCATCGTGCGCATCGAGTACTGAGGCCAAACCCTTTTTTCTTTCATTCCAGGGGGCGCGCCGATGCTGACGAAGATGGGCAAGGGAAAGACCCTGACCAGGGAATACGCCGACCTGTACGCCAAGGGCGCCGAGGACCGGACCCAGCTCAGCGACGAGGAGATCGCATGGCTGGAGCTCCCCGACGACGTTGGGCTGGGGGAGCACGACCCAAGACGGTTCAAGGTCCAGAGCCAGCCCATCGACCATCGGCCCGGCGCGTCCCCCCGGAACCATACTATCGACATCCGCAAGCGGAACGCCTGCGGAGATGGAGATGATGACGATGACTGACCAATTGGTGGCGGCGGCGTTGGGCGTGGTGGCAGGGCTGCTAACGCTCGTGACCGTCTGGCTGCAGGGACGCAAGGTGGAGGCCTACGAGCAGGGCGACATGATCCTCGCGGGCTTCGGGAAGATGACCGAGATAGCGGCGGGGCTGGCCGTGGTATTCCCCAGCATCAAGGTGGAGGCGGACGCGCTGAAGCGCATGCACGCCGCCTTCAAGAAGGGATGGGAGGATGCCTCGTTCACGACCGCCGAAATGAACGAGCTGTACGACTCCGCCATGGAGCTCTACGAGGCTATCCTGAAGAAGGTCGCCGAGCTCAAGAGGTGACATGATGGCCCCTGACGTCTCCGATCACGACGCGCTCGTGCGCCTCATCGAGCAGGTGGCCTACGTCAGGGCGGACATCCATGAGCTGAAGGACGAGGTCAAGGCCATGCGCGGCCGCTGCCCCTCGGCGCAGTGCGTCGACCACGAGGAGCGCCTGCGCCAGCTCGAGGAGGGGAGCTCGGTGACGACCGGGCGCGACCGGGCCATATGGATGGGCATCGGCCTGCTGCTCACGGTCATGGGCCTGGCCCTGGGGGTGATGCTGTGAGCTATTGCGCGTACACCGACATCCAGAACGTGACGGGCAGCGCCCTCTCCCAGACCATTTTGGAGGCCATCATCGCCCAGGCGGACAGGGAGATAAACGCGAGGCTGTACGAGGCGGGGCTCACGCCGCCCTCCTCGGACACGCTGCTCATGGCCGCATCGGTCGACCTGAGCGTGGCCGGCGTGATGACCAGGCACAGGATGGACGGGACGCAGCCGTCCTCCAAGAGCGTCGGGGAGGCGTCCGAGTCGGACACCCTGGACGGAGCCATAGCCAAGCTGCGTGAGTCGGCCGACCGCGCCGTGTCGGCCTACATAGCGAAGGCGCAGGCGGCGGTTCGCCTCTCGAGCCGCATCCACAAAGTCAACGGGTGAGAACATGGATGGAGAACTATCATACCCTTCATTGAACCTGATAGCAGGGACGAAATCACAGAACAACACGGCCGCGGCAATCGGTTCCGCGACATGCAGCGAGGTGTTGATCCAGAACGACCCGAGCAGCCTGGTCAATCTACTGGTGGGGGATGTTACGTCGCAGCCAGTTGTGCTGACGCCGGGCCAGCATATTGTGCTCCCGGTCAGCAACTTGAACCTGGTCTATGCAAAGAGCGCGTCTTCCACCGCCACACTGAACTACTTGTACAGGAGGTGAATGGATGCGGATGCGCATCGAGGGGCTGGACCTGAGCGCATACCAGAGCGTGATCTACGGCCTGGAATGGAACAAGAGCACCGACGCCTACACCCGCCTCAAGGGCGCCTCGGGCAAATCGCAGGCCAGCTTCAACGACTTCCTGCCGTGGCTGGGGATGCGTCGCTGCAACCTCGCCGACAATGGCACGATCAACGCCTACTACGGCGACGCCACGTACTCGGAGACGGGCTCGAACGGGCAGGTGATGGTGCTCATCCCCAAGTTCTACTATAGGACCGAGGTCACGGCGACGGGCTACCGCTGGTACGTCTCGCCCGTCCCTGTCCCCGGCTTCAAGGTTCACCCCACCTTCGTCCGCAACGGCGTCACCAAGAACCAGGTCTTCCTGGGCGCGTATGAGGCTACGGCCTACGACGTGACCGCCTCGGCCACCGAGGTGGACACCATCACGGTGACGGGCGGGGCGACGGCTGACGGGAACGTGACCATCGTGCTCGACGGGAACAACACCTTCGCCGTCGCCGTACTGAACGGGGACAGCGCCAACGACGTCGCCGCGAAGCTCAGGGCCGCGACCTACAATGGATACCAGCAGAGCTGGGCTCCGACGGGCGCGGACGCGGCGTGCATCCTCACCTGCAGCGTCGCCGGCCTCAAGACGACGGCGACGTTCAGCGGGGGGACGACGGGCGTCACCGCGACGGTGGCGAAGACGACGTCGGGGGCCGGGGGCTACATGCTCAACGACCCCGCTGGGCGCGACAACACGGCGACGACCGGGGACAAGCTGGCAAGCGTGGCGGGCGTCAAGCCCATCTCCGGATGGAAGACCTCGCTGACCATCGCCCAGGCGCGGACGCTGGCGGCCAACCGGGGCACGGGATGGATACAGCAGGATCTCCTCATGTCGTCCGCCGTGCAGCTTCTGCATCTCATCGAGTACGCGTCGTTCAACTCGCAGTCCAACATAGGCATCGGCGTGACCGGAGTCACCGACGACGCGGCGACGAACATGGCGGTCTTCACCGGCCAGACCTCGGCGAAGGGGAACCTGAGCGGGGAGGCGACCGGCCAGACCCACTACCAGACGGGACAGGCGGCCAACTCCGTGAGCTATCGGGGCATCGAGAACTTCTGGAGCAACATCTGGAAGTTCGTGGACGGCATCAACATCAAGGCCGATTACAATCCCTGGATAGCGGACAGCGGCTTCGCCAGTGACACCTTCGCGGCGCCGTATGTCGACAGCGGCCTCGTGCTCTCGTCCTCGGATGGCTATGCGACGGACATAGCCATCGACGCCGACAACGACTATCAGTTCCTCCCCTCCGCGGCCGGTGGCTCGTCATTGACGAAGCTCTGCGATTATTATTACAGGGCCACGGGGAACAGGATCGCGCTCCTGGGCGCGGGTTGGGGCATTGGCGCGTATGCGGGGGCCTGGTATTGGAATCTGGGCGTTGGCTCGGGCGGTTCGGGTCGGGATATCGGCGCCCGGGCGGGATATGTGGGGTGACATCGGGATACTTGACGAAGGACAGATGACGATGACGAACGGAAGGGACGGACAAACCCAAAAGGCGGATGGGCCGAGGGAGCCGAGAACACCAGGGAACGCGCCCAACAAGGCACGCACGCTCCTAGGCGCGAATTGGAACAATGGCACGAATGCGGGAGCCTGGAATTGGAATCTGAACAATGGCTCAGGCAATTCGAATCGGAATATCGGCACCCAGGCGAATGTGGAAAGGAAGCTCGCGATCAACAGCGACCGCAGGCCCGCCCGCCCTGCCCCTTGGCAAAACAAGACCATGCTGAAAAGCCGTGCTGGTAGGCGTTGCCGAACGCTCGGCGCACCCCACACCCGGAGCAAGGGAGTGGTAGCATGAAACGCCATGGCCGTTTCTTCCCTTCGATCCACAGCATGGAGAATCTCCGGGAGGCGCACAGGAACGCCCGGAGGGGGAAGTCGCACTATCACGATGTGCAGGAGGTGGATAAGGACCCCGAGCGCTATCTGAAGAGCGTCTCGAACATGCTGAGGGAAAGGGCATACAGCACCTCGCCCTACCGGCGCTTCATCAAGAGCGACGGGGGGAAGGAGCGGGAGATATTCGTCCTACCCTATTACCCAGACCGGATCGTCCAATGGGCGGCGGTCCGGGTCCTCGAGCCCATTTGGATGAGCACGCTCATCCCTACCACGTACGCATCGCTGAAGGGCAGGGGCATCCATGCCGGCCTCAGGGACCTGCAGGAAGCGCTCCGGGACTGGAATGGGACGGCCTACTGCCTGAAGTTCGACGTCCGCAAGTTCTACCCCTCTGTCGACCATGGGCTCCTGAAAGAAATCGTGCGCCGGAAGATCAAGGACCCGGACGTCCTCTGGCTGCTCGACGACATCATAGACTCGTACGACCGGGGCAGAGGGATCCCCATCGGCAACTACCTGAGCCAATTCTTCGGCAACCTGTATCTGTCCGGGCTCGACCATTGGATGAAGGAGGACAAGAGGGTCAGCTATTATTTCCGCTATTGCGACGATTGCGTGGTCCTCGGCGCGGACAAGGCCTGGCTAGCAGACCTCAGGTTCGAGGCCGAGGCCTATCTGGAGGCCAGGCTCAGATTGACGATGAAGCAGGATTGGCAGATATTCCCCACACATGTCAGGGGCGTGGACTTCCTAGGGTACCGCTGTTTCGGCGACCTGACGCTCCTCCGGAGGGAAACGGCGCTTAGGCTGAAGCGCCGCATGCGAGAGCTGTCCCGCAAAGGAGAATTGGATGGAAAGGACCGCAGCTCAATAGACAGCTATAAGGGATGGCTGCAATGGTGCGATGGCGGAGGTCTGGAGAGAGCCTTCATCGAGCCTCTACTGGAGAAGAAGGGGGCCTATACCTGAACGTCACGCCCTCGCTGAAGCAGACCATATACCTGAGCGCGAGGTCCAGCCTGAGCGACAGCGGCATAGGGGCGTACGGCACGCCGTCCTCGACCGATTGCCGCATCGACTACGTGACCACGCTCCTCCAGGACAAGGACGGGAGGGAGGTGGCGAGCACGGCGAGGATCTTCGTCGGGCCTTCTACGACGGTCAAACTGACGGACCGCGTGACCATGCCGGACGGCAGCTATCGCGACGTCCTCGACCTCATCCTGCGCTACGACCTGCGCGGCACGCTCACGCACAAGGAGGTGCTCGTGTGATCGAGGTGAGGATAGAGGGGCTCGAGGAGACCATGGCGGCGCTCGACGCCATCAGCTCCAGGGTGGCCGATGCGGCCTCCTCGGCGCTGGTGCTCGAGGGCGAGCGCATCATGGCGGAGTCGAAGAAGCAGTGCCCGGTCGACACCGGGGCGCTCCGGGCGAGCGGGAGCGTGCTCGAGGAGGAGCGCGGCTCGGTCACGCTGCTCTATCCGCTGGAGTACGCCGTCTATGTGCACGAGGACCTGGAGGCGGCGCACCCGACGGGCAAGGCGAAGTTCCTGGAGGACCCGGTCAACCGCAACCTGCCGTACCTGCCGGAGCGGATAGGGGCGGCGATAACGGCGGCGCTGGAGGGAGGGGAATGATGCTCTCGGACATCGCCGAGTACCTCGAGGACGGCGCCATCGGCACGGTGGGCACGAGCATCTTCATAGGGCACATGCCGGAGACCCCGGCCGCGTGCATCGCCGTCTACGAGTACGCTGGGAGCGAGCCGCTCAGGACGCATGACGGCACGACGATTCCCCGGCCCGGCCTGCAGGTCGTGGCCAGAGGGGGGGTGAACGGCGAGTTCTCGACAGTGCGCGCGGTGCTGCAGGCCGTCGAGGACCGCATCGGCAATCTCGCGAACGTGACCATCGAGGGCACGTTCTACCGCAGGATAAGGGCGAGCCAGTCCATAGCGCCATTGGGCCGGAAGAACCTCATGTTCCGATTGGCGCAGAACTACTACGTGGAGAGATAGGAGGACCAAAGCATGACAGCGAGCGCAGCCAAGTCGGCGTTCGGAGTGACGCTGACGCGCGACGGCAATGCCATCGCGGAGATAACCAACTTCCCCGACGTCAAGATGGACAGCGGGGAGATCGACATAACGAACCATGAGTCCGACAACGGATTCAAGGAGTACGTCCAGGGGCTCAGGGACGGGGGCACGGTGCCCATCGAGGGCAACTTCATCCCCGGCGACACCGACGGGCAGGTGGGCCTGCACACGGACTATTTGGCCGGGACTCTGCAGAGCTTCGTGATCACCTTCCCGAGCGCCCTGGCGACGACCTGGACTTTCAGCGCCTTCGTCAAGGCCTTCGAGCTGACGGGCGAGCTGGACGGCAAGGCATCGTTCAGCGCGACCTTGCGCATCAGCGGCAAGCCGGTGCTGGCCATCACCGCGAGCGCGGACGCCACGACCATCGCCGTGAGCGTGGGCACCCTGAACCCGGCGTTCTCCGGGAGCACCTACGAGTACGTCGACCCCGTCGTGACGGGGACAGGCTCGCTGACGTTCACCGTGACCGACGCCACCGCCGTGATAACGCTGCACAACAGCTTCACGGACGGCACGAGCACGCTCACCACCGGGGTCGCCAGCGCGGCGCAGTCCCTGGGGGCGGCGGGCACAGTGACGACGTTCACCATCACCTGCACCGACAGCGGCAAGGTGGCCAAGGTCTATGTGGTGTACGTGAGCAGGGCGGCCGCCTGAGCGGGGGATGCACGTGGAGACGGACATCGACCCGAGGCTCGAGAGGTTCACCTGGGACCTCAATGCGCTCTGCGAGTGGGAGCTGCGCGCCGGCAAGCCGTTGAGCGAGGCGAGGATCTCCCCCACCAAGGACAGGGAGGTCTCCATGCTCGACCTGCGCATGCTCGTATGGTGCGGGCTGCGCAGCCAATGCCCCGAGGTCTCCCTCGAGGACGTCGGGCGCATGATCACGCCGAGGAACGCGGCGAGGGTGCGCGCCGTCATCGACAGGGCCATCCTCGCGGGGAGCCCGGACATGGAGGTCGAGGGAAAAAACTGAGGACGCCGACCGATTGGGAATGGATATTCTCCTTCGGCCGGGTCGAGCTCGGCATGGACGAAGAGGAGGTGAGGGCGACGGCACCCAGGCGCTGGGCCTCCATGCTGGATAGGTGGGAGGAGCGCGAGCGCCGCCTCGACCGCCGGGCCGCCATCGTCGCCTGCGTCGTGGCGAACGCGCACAAGGGCAAGAGCGGCCGCCCGTTCAGGGCCGAGGACTTCATGCCCAGGTACGCGAAGGAATCGGGGCGGGGCCGCAGGATGAGCGCGGAGGAGATGCAGCGCAGGGTCCTCGCGCTGCACGCCGCGCTCACCGGCGAGGACCGCCGAGCGGAGGCGAGATAGATGGAGCTGCCAGGCATCAACATCAAGGTAGACGTCAACGGCGAGGGCGTGGCGACGGGGCTGGCCGAGGTCAAGGGCCAGCTGCAGGGCGTGGGCACCGAGGCGGAGAAGGCCGCGGGCAAGGTGAGCTCGGCGGGCCGGTCGATGGAGGGCTCGCTCAAGGGCGTGGCGCTGGGAATGTCGCAGACGGCGACGAGCGCGTTCTCGCTTTATCAGTCGTTCGACAACATCGAGAAGAAGCAGTACGCAGTGGAGAAGGCGAACCTGGCCGCGGACAAGGCCACGCAGGAGACCAAGAAGGCGCAGGAAGCGCTCAACACCGCCGTCGCCGACTACGGCCCGGGGAGCGACCAGGCGGTCATGGCCATGGAGCGTCTGCGCCTCGCCGAGGAGACGGAGCGCCTGGCCAAGGAAAAGGCCGAGATCACCCAGGGCAACCTCAACGACTCCATGATGACCGCGGGGCTGACCATCATCCCCAGCGTCATCTCCGGCATCGACGGGATGTCGCGGACGTGGAAGCAGCTGCAGGGCCTCGACGTCGCCAAGACGCTGGGAGGCATCAAGGACGGCCTCAGCGGGAGCCGCATGTCGCTCGTCTCCTGGGGCGCAGGCCTGGCGGCGGTGGGGGTCATATTCATGGCCTTCAACGCCAAGAGCCAGGAGACCCGCCTGATGCTCTCGCTGCTGGCCGGGGGACTCATCGCGGCGGCCTCGGCGCAATGGATACTCAACGCGGCCAGCGCCTTCGGCCTGAGCCTGACGGGCGTGGGCATCGCCCTGGTCGCGGTCGCCACGGCCGCGGCGGCGGCGGTCTATCTGCTGTCATCGCAGTACGGCGCGCCGGCCGAGCCGCAGACGAACGTCGACGCCAACAGCGCGGCGCTGCAGGCGGGAGCCTCGGGGGGCTCGAGTTCCTCCTCCGGCGAGCTCTCCGATTACGACCGGGAGATGCTGGCGCGCGGCCTGGTGAAGGACCAGCATGGCAACTGGCAGGAGCCGGGGTCGTTCGCCTCGGGCGGGTGGGCCATGTCCCCCCAGCTCGCATACGTCGCCGAGCGCGAGCCCGAGCTGATCATCCCGCAATCGCGCATGGGCGAGCTCGGTGGAGGGGGCACGGTCATATTCAACGTGAACGGGGCGCGCGACGTCGACCTGGTGGTGGACGAGATCGTGCGGAAGCTCAGGAACGAGGGAGGATGGCGCTAGATGGCGCTGAAGGTCAAGGTCGCTGGGAGCGCGTACGGCGTGCGCCCCGACTCGCTACGGGTGAGCAGCGTCTTGAAGGGGCGGTCGACGGCGAAGTTCTCGGAGAGGGGGGCATTGGGCTCGCTGACGCGCTTCTCCAAGGGGCAGACCGTGCAGGTCTACGACGATGCCATCAGCGAGAGCGTGCTCGTCTCCAATGTCTACGGTTCATATGGAGCGCCGGGGCTGATATGGTACTTGCAGCATGACGGGTACGCCGAGGTGGACGACATAGGCTTCCCCGCCAACGAGCTCGAGGACGGGACCTTCGAGCTCATGTTCATGATCAACTCGGGCACCGAGGTGGTCAAGGGCCTGCTCAAGACGTCCGGGGTGGCCACCGAGATCGCGCGCATGAGCAGCTACGGCTCTGGGGCGGCCGATAACCTGATATTCTATCTCAAGTACAACGACGGCGACGAGGGGCTGTACTTCCGGGTGACATGCGCGACGGACTCGTCCAGCTACACCTTGACGTCGGCCGTGGGCTTCCCGGTCATCGAGGACGCCAGCCCGTACCGCCTCAGTGTCACCTGGTCCTATGACGACGGCACCACGTCCACCGCGTTCAAGCTCTACGTGAATGGCGAGCTGCGCTCCAGCCACACAGTCTTCGGGCGGCTGGTCACCAACGGCGCGCTCCCTGATTACATGGGATGGAAGGCGCAGCACGAGGTGCAGCCCTTCGTCGAGAGCTACCTGGCGGACGTGCGCCTGTGGCAGGTCGAGCGCAGCGAAGGAGACATCCAGGGGGACATGCACGACTACCTCGCTGGGAGCGAGAGCGACCTCATAGGCTACTGGAAGTTCGACGAGGGCAGCGGGACCACGCTCGACGACGAGACGGTCGGGGCGCATGACGGCACGATCACGGCGGGCACTTCGGGCGGAGCTCCTGGCTGGGGGGTGGCCACCAAGGACTGGACGGGCACTTTCGACGGGACCGGGACATCGGAGTATCAGACGCTGGACTGGCGCCACTTCACCGGCCGCATCGAGGACGTCAAGCTGGAGAAAATCTCCCCTGATGCCTATCAGCAGACCGTCGACTGCGTCGACCTCTCGGGCCGGTTCGACGAGCTGGTGGTGGTGGCCGACGTCTCCGCCATGACCTGCGGGCAGATAATCCAGCATTGGGTGCCGCGCTTCTGCGAGGACGATGAGATCGGCTGCCGGACCGTCTCGGCCGGCCCGGTCATGTCGCGCATGCGGCTCAACTTCACGACCATAAAGAAGATGCTCGACGAGCTCGTGAAGGGCGCATCGTCATACGTCTGGACGGTCGACCCCTACCAGGAGCTGCGCTTCGAGCCCTACGGGCTCGCGGCCGCTCCCTTCGACATCGACGACGACGCGGCCGAGCTAAAATACATCAGCATCCACGTCAACGACACGAAGGGGCGCTACTTCAACAAGATATACGCCCGCGCCAAGGTGCAGGACGCGGACGGGGCCGAGTTCAATGCCATCATAACGGCGCAGGACGACGACGAGATCGCGGCGCGCGCATCGGCGGAGGGGAGCTCCGGCATCCACGAGCACTTCGAGGATCTCCCGACCGTCCGCAGCTATCAGCATGCTGTATGGCTCGTGACGGGCATGCTCGCCGAGGCCGTGAGCTCGGGCAAGGAGGTCGTCTATGAGACGCGGGAGGACGGCCTGAGGCCGGGGATGCGCCAGCATATCACGCATGACGACTACGGCCTGGACCAAGACTTCCTCATCACCCGCGTGGAATTCCGTCTCGAGGGCCAGCATGACAGATGGTACGAGGTCGAGGCGACATCATGCACCAAGGCGCAGGGCTTCGACTCGCTCCTGGGCGACGTCATCGAGAGCAAGGGGAATTTCAGGGACCCGCTCATCGAGTGGGTGCTGCCAGCGGCGGCCATCGGGAGACGGGACGGCGTACGGGTGAGCGACACGCTGGAGATAACTTCGGGGCTGATACCATGAGGACGCGCGAAGGCATCGGGATCAGGGCCAACCTGCTCCTGGTCTACGGGGACAGACTGAAGGGCGATGTGCATATGATCTACAAGCACAACCTGGTCGTCGACGCGGGGCTGGACCTGCTGCGCGACCTGCTGTGCGGGGACTCCTCCGACGTCATCACCCATATCGCCTACGGCTCGGACTCGACCGCGGCCGCCGCCGGCCAGACGGAGCTGGAGTCACAGACGGGCTCGCGCTTCGCCTACGACTCCGTCAACAAGTCCGCCGGTCAGCTCGTCTTTGACCATTACCTCGACGACGGGGACGGGGACATGGGCGACCTCAAGGAGGCCGGGCTGTTCACCGCCGATGTTGGGGGGACGATGTTCTGCCGCGCTACATTCTCTACAATCGACAAGACCGCTACCACCTGGGTGCAGGTCTACTGGACGATAACCTTCGAGGACGATGGTGCCTAGGAGGGCTCGTCGACGTTAAGCGACAATTGCACCATGCCATAGGGCGCAGTGGTCGAGCCCTCCTTGAGCACGGTGCCGTCCTCCAGCGTGATCCTGAGCGACACCTTGGAGCCATCGCCCGTCGTCTTGAGCACGTTGGCGGCGACGACCCAATCGCCCTGCTGCCCTGCGGGGCGGTGGAGTTCAACAGTATAGGAGCCGCCCGCGCCGCTGTAGCTCGTGGCGTCGAACTGGTTCGACACGCCACTCACCCATGCCCCATCGCCGTAGTTCTGCACGGTTACGATGACGGTATCGACGCGCTCCTCCTCCCCGAGCAGCCCTTCGTCAAGCAGCAGCAGCACGGCCACGGCCACAACGCCGATGGCCACGACCAGGAGCACGACCGCGAGCGCCGACAACCGCCCAGCCATTTTTGAGATGCCCATGTCCTCCCCAAAATAAACATCGCAGGGGATGCGTATATGACTTTCGGATACCTTATCATAACGGGCTTAAATCCTGCGAACATATTACTATCGCGCCCCGACACGCATCGGCGCCGCGGCGCCCTGAAGGGCGAGGGGGAGTTGAAAAATCTTGAAATTCACTCTGAGACTGACGCTCGAGGAGGAGCTGGATGATGTTCAAAAAGAAATAGTGAGGCGCGCCCTGAAGCGCGCCTCGCGAGACATCAGCGCAGCTCTCTGCCCCGTTCGTCGACCTCTATGATCATATCGCGCTTCCTGCGCTCTAGGTCGTCGAGTTCCTTCCTGACCGCGCTCTTGATCAGGTCGGACCTGTTGGAGTAGGGCGTCTCTCCCCCCTGGACCATCCGGTCCAATTCAGCCAGCAGCGCCTTCGGCATGCGTATGTTTATCGTCTCCGTCGGCGCGCTCTTGTCATTCCGGGCCATGTGACCCCCACGTGTATACACTATTGATGCTCCATATATTAAATTTAGTAGGGACAGGATAATCACAAGATAACGATTATATATGCAACCTGTGTATACACATGGCGATGAAGCGCGAAGTGGTGCCCGCAAGATTGCCCCCCGAGGTCATCCAGCACCTCGACGATGACGTGCGCGAGGGGCGCGCCGAGAGCCGCTCGGACGCGGTCCGCAAGGCATTGCTGGCATACTATCGGAGGGGGTCTAGGGATGCCTGAGCGCTACGCCTACCTCCGCCGCCCCGACTGGTCCGGCGACCTCGAGGCCCCGCTGGACGCTCATTTCCGAATGAACCAATGGGCCGGGGAGGACCTTCTCCAGACTTCCCCACCATGCGCGCCGATGGGAGCGCGCGGACTCGATTCTGCCCCGGCCCACCTGGAACTCACCAACATGGGGGGCGGGGCCTCGCCATCCCGGCCGCCTTCGGGGGCGCCCTTGCCCGCTGCCCCCGCGCCCCCCTCCCTTCAACCAAATGCTAGGATGAGCGCGACTGAGGCGCCGTATGGTCAATGCCCGTTCGAGGTGTCTCCCGAAACAGAAGGGCCCAGAAGCGTCAGCGGACCTTGTGCCGGTACGGGGGCAACGAGACAAAAAACAAGGTATGACGCCGGGACTAACCAGACCTCAGCTAGCCGGAGCATGGAACCCAGCGGTGAAAAGTCCGGGTTAGAAGTGCCCCGCTATGGACCAGTGGCCTTCGCTCATCCTGGCACCATTCATCACATGGCCGCGCAGGGCGCGGAATCCCTCCTTCGCGCCGTATCCAGTTCGTCTTCGGCGCCCGAGCGCGGCCTCCCTCTCCTCAACCTTCACATGCGAGGAGGCCTACGAACATGGGAGCCACAACGGAAGACATCGCGCGGAACAGCGCGGACATGGCCTGGCTGTTGACGACGGTCGAGGCCAACGAGCGGACGCTGCGGGAGCTCCTGCTGCGCCTAGAGACGGTGGAGAACGAGCTTGCGAACGCGGTGAGGCGCCGCGACTCGGTGGAGATCGGGACGGCTGGCAAGGGCGGCGGCATGAAGGTCTACTTCGATGCATTGGGCTGCCCCGATGACAACGACCGCGCCGTAGAGGAGGCGAGGCGCGTCCTCACGAAGGCGGGCGGCACGCCGGCGCCAGCGAACGGGGGCGCGTGAGATGCCCTCCCGCGAGCAGGTCTACGACGAATGGACCAAGACCTACATGCAGGTGCTCTCGAGGGGCTACCGCGCCCTGCCTGACGAGATCCGCAAGATGCCCATGGAGGAGCAGGCGGCCATCCTGCGCGGCATGATGGTGGAGGCCAGCAGGGACGGGCTATTATCGACGGCGAAGGAGGTCATGGACATGCTGGGCCAGGAGCCCTGCCCCGACTTCAGGAGGGCGGACGAGCCGGCCAGGCCGGACGCTTGTGCCGCGAGCTCCGCACAACCGCCTGCGCCAGCGGCCGCGGGCAAGCGCGACCTCAGGGGCCATGAGGGCCGCGACGGCAAGGTGCGCATGGCATCCGATGCGCAGGTCGGGGCGATACTGCGCTGGACCGACCGCGACGGGCGCTACCGCGAGGTCGTCAGGGACTACCTCCGTGCGAGGGACCTGCTGGAGCCGGGCGACCTTACGCTGGCGGAGGCCTCGGACCTGCTGGACACGCTGGCGACGAAGGCCGGGCTCAAGCCGCCGCGCGCGAGCCCCCCCGCCCCCCAGGGGGCGAAGGCATGATGAACGGCGGCACGTTCCGCTGCGGTGACGGCGTCAAGCTGTGCGGCCGATGCAAGGCGCCGATGTGGGACACAGCCAACAGGAACAGGGTCTACTGCGCGTCCTGCAGGATCGTCGTGAGCAAGATGCAGGCGCGCGAGGCGCACCGGGCCAAGAGGCGGGCGCAAAGGGAGGGGAGGGCATGATCAGCGAGCACTCCAAGGTGGAGCTCAGGGGCGAGTACCTGTGCGGCGTGGTGGAGGACGGCGTGTGCTTCCTCTCCTTCGTATCCAGGGAAATGAACGAGCTCACCCCCAAGCAGGCGCGCAAGGTCCTAGAGGAGATCTCCGCCGAGCTCTCGGCGCTGGACGAGCGCATCGGGGACCTGGGCAACCTGCCGAAGCTGGCGGGCCTGGTGGAGCGCGCCCTCGAGCCGCCCTCGCTGCCGATCTACGAGGACGTGAGGGCGCTGACGTCGCACCATGCGAGGGAGGTCGCCTACCGCCGCTTCTACGCCGACGAGGCGAACCGCGGGCTGGTGCTCGCCATCACGAGCTGCGAGGCCGTCACCCGCGCCAGGGAGGGCGAGGGCGTCTACAGGGTGTCCGGCTTCACCAAGCCCCGGCAGAAGGCGGTGCGGGGCACGCTCCTGCCCCAGCCCGAGGGGGTGGCCCAGGATGGCTAAAGGGGGGAGGACGACCGTCAGCGTGAACGGCGGGCCGGAGGTGCCGGTGGAGCGCCTGGAGAAGGCCGCCAAGCAGCTGGACCTCGAGGGCGACTAGGGGGGCAGGGATGCATGCGGGCGGAACCTATAAGCGGGCGCTCCCCGCTTCCACGGGGTGAGGGCGATGCCGAGGTGGCAGTACGTCCTCGATGCAAAGCTGAACGAGTACGCGGCGCATCTGCGCTCAAAGAGGAGGCGCGAGGAGACGATCGTCGAGTACCGTCGCGTGATCAGGAGGGCGTTCGAGGGCCTCGCGGAGGCGGGGCTGGCGACGTTCCCGCGCAGGGTCGGCGAGGAGGAGGTCACCTTCCTCTACACCGAGCTCTACGCGGGCCTGGAGCCCCTGGTCGCGAGGACGCAGCTCTCGATCGTCGGGAGGTTCCTGGCGAAGGCCGTCGGGAACAACGTCGTGGAGCGCCTGGACCTGGAGTGGCCCGAGTCCGAGAGGATCAACGTGAAGTGGCTCGAGCCGGCGAAGGCCATGGCGCTCCTGAGGGCGGCGCAGGGCACGGCGAGGATCGTCGTGCACCTGGAGCTCTGCTGCCTCCTGAGGCGGTGCGAGGTCCAGCGGCTGTCGCTGCAGGACCTGAGGCATGGGGCGATCCAGGTCGCGGGGAAGGGCAGGGTCGGCGGGAAGCCGCGGACCATCCCCTTCCATCCACGCACGCAGGAGGAACTCCTCATGCACCAGGAGCTGAGGGACGAGGTCGTGGCCAGGGCCAGGTCGAAGGGCTGGGCCGGGGAGGTCCCCGAGGCCCTGCTGATCTACGAGAGGAACGGGAGGCTCGGGGCCTACAAGACGACCTCAATCGACGAGCTCGTGAAGTCGGCGGCGAGGTCCGCGGGGATCCCGGAGGACGAGGTCTCGAACCACGTGCTCCGGAGGACCGGGGCGAGGATGCTCAAG